CAGTTAGTACAATATAGACAAGGGGATATTGTACTTTATGCCTCCGATTCACCATCGGAGGCATCCTGCGGAGCTGTTTGAGCAGCTGGTGACGCAGCTGCCGTTTCCGGCTCTTCAGCCGGTTTTGGGGTCGAGATATCGTCGAACCATTGCGAACTAGAATTTTCGTATTTGTCGCGCTCAGATAAGGGCAGAAGGGCGAAGGCGCTGTCTATTTCCGCTTTTGCACGCATCGCAGAGGCATACGACAGAGAAGCAGCTTCGCCCTGGTACCCGTGTTGAATGCGCGACAGGTTGGGGTCTTCGGGAGATCCGAAAGAGATATGTTGCTTCGCATAATGGTGGACGATGTTATTAACATCACAGGACGGCGCGAAGGACGCGTCAGTACGGCTGTTGCCGCTGAAGTCCTGGGCATAGGGTCGCTTGCGAGCTTTTACCATTTGAGTTTCCTATAACGGTCGAGCCAACGGCCTACTTTGGCCTTGGCCTCGCCTTTCAGTTTGTAGTATTCGCGCTGTTTTTTAGCGTATTCGGCTTCCGTGTAGCCGGTTTCGCCGCGCATATTGGGGTCGTAGTCGGCTTCAGGCCGAAGCGCGTCGTTGATATAGATTGAGATCGAGTCTTTAGTACGGTCCCAGGCATTATCGAGGTCTTTGCCTGTGTTCCCGTATTTTTCGAGGGCGTCAGTAACGACGCCTCGCGCTTTTTCGATTTGTTCGTTGATGATTTTCGCCATTTCTTCGGGCGTTTTATTGCCGATCATGTGCCTGACCGTCCTGGCGATATCAGCGGCGACGGAGGCGATTTCTTCGCCGTGAGTCATTACCAGGTGACGGAGGTTGGTGAGTTCAGTATTTGCCTCGGTACCTGCGGTATTGGCCTCGACGTTTTTAATTTCAGCGAATGCCCTTTTAACGGCAAGGGCGCTGTTTACAGATTGAGAGATGCCGCGGCCGATATCGGCCTTTTCGTTTTGCATTACGGCGGTGGTCCCGCCGGGGGACGAGCTCGGGCCGCCGAGGGCGAGGATTCGGTTTAGGCCAGCTGCAGAGAGATCTTTGGCAGCTCGTTGATACGCGGTGTTCGACATGCGCTCTTGAAATGCGCGGTTCTCCCTCGCGATCTGAAGATTGGCCTGGTTAGCTGATGATTGACCGGCGGAGCCGAAGAGGCCCCCGATTATGGGGGCCGCAAAGCCGGCGGCAGCTGTCCAAGCTTCGACGGACATTAGAAATGGTCCATCAGGCCCGGTGTGCCGTAGAGAGGCAGAGGCCTAGCCGCTTTGATTTTGAAATAGACGTCCAGAAGGAAGTCAGGTTCAGACGGGACCGCCAGTACGCGGTCCATTGGGACGGCGTCAGAGATAAAGGCCTCATTCAGAGCCGGGAGTGTGGCGAAGTCCTGGGCCAGGTGCCAGACATCGAGAGAGGCGTCCGCCTGGGACCGGAAGAGGCCCGTAATTTGGGACTGTTTGAAGCGGTATTCGTCGTATCTCGGAATATAGCCAAAGGTATCGTCATCGATGAGACCATCGTTCGAGATGAATACCTCTTTGTTTTTTATGTCCTGCTCGCCTAAATGGCTGAGCACGGGCCAATAAAAGTCGTAGCGGGTTTGCCTGGACCAGTAGCGTTCGAGGCCTTGCTGATAGGTGAGATCGGCCCGGACGTTGACAAGTCCGAGAATATGGCCGTGTTCGGTGAACGAGCTGGTGAACCCGTGATTAGAGCCGGATACGACGCCATAGGCCGCGAGATTACCTTGCGGCGTGAGCTCGGGCGCGATATCCGATGGCGACTGTTGCGTCACGGGATTGATGTTGATTTGAGACTGACCGCCGCCGAGGAAAAGAGGGCGTTGGTGTACGAGCAGCCCGGGGTCGCTGACCTGGAAGTGAGAGCGAAGGATTTCCGGGTAACGGGTGCCTCCCCGGGCGTCTCGTTCGAGTAACCGCTGAATCTGGACAGATTCGCGGAGTTCGTTGATTGATAGTGCGGTAGCTGATGTCAGGTCGGCGATAAGGCGTGGATCATTCCACGCGGCATCGGTAACACCGGAGCCGGTGCCGGACCAGTGAGCATTTGTAGTGCTGAGGGCACTTTGGAGCGGGCCGGAGGCCGTGCCTACGTTGAATTGCGGTATCCCGTCCGTGTCAGGGTCGGGAATTACCTGGGCAGAAGTACCCATTGACACAGTTACGTCAGGGCCTTTCTGCGGAAATGGAAGGGCCGAGGTTATGTAGTCCCGGCGCTTGCGGCGTTTGAGCAGGGTGTACGCCGTGTTTGGATCTTTACTGTCGCCGGAGATTTCGGAGGCTGGGTCGACCAGGTTCTCGTCCCGGAACCAGAAATTAAATATTTTGTTGTAGCACCGAAACGGAAGGGCCGAGATGTCGACAAGGTTGGAATCGGTGCCGATCGGGACACCGAGATAGTCGCTGAGAGTACCTTCCTGCAGTGTCGGTGACGGGAGAAACGTTGTTGGGACTGAGAACTCGATGGAATCACCAGGTGATTCCTGTTCGCCCATCATTTTTATGAAGTTGTCCCAGACTTGGCGATACGGGGTAAAGAAGAAGAACGTCTCGAGATAAAGGTTATCGAGAACGGGTTTAATTGGGGTGGCCATACGGCCAAAGAGGGACGCCCGGAGGTTAATTGTGTCTCCGGGCAGCACCTCTAGTGACAGGATTGGGACCAGGTCAGAAGCGTTGAAGGTGGTCTTGAGATTGTGCGATAGATCGAACGTCGATCTAGGGAGATCCGCTGTTTTGGTCGTCGCTCCGACTTGGGTTCTGGACATTTTGGTCATCCGGTTTGAAGGGGTTCAGAAATTCTACTCCATTTCCTACCGAAGTTTTGGTCATTTCGTCGAACGTGCCGGTATCGGTCACGAACGTGCCGAGAAAGAACAGGGTGTAGTCAGCCGGATGTTTGCCAAAGTGGTGGTCGTCGGAGTTTACGCAGTCCTCGAATGCACGGATTGCGAGGCCGCGTGAGGGTACGAAAAACGGGGGCATGTAGGTCTCAGCCTTGGAGTCGTAAACGGTGTACATCTGTTGGATTGAGCTCATAAGTAGGGCCTCGGTAGTTGTTTCACGCGAGCATTCGCGCAGATTTCTTTCGCTTTTAATCGTGCCGGGGTGTTATCGGGGCTGGCCTTCGCCTTTTCAATGCGAGCGAGGGCTAGTTTTTCGTGGAGTTCTGGGTCTTCCTTCTTGAGCTGGTCGAGGTAGTAACGTGGAACGGGGCATTCTATGCCGTTGGGGTCCCGGACGAAGTCGTCGCGGATCGTTTGTTCTTTGTATTTCTCGAACCATGATTTCCCGATAGCCGGGTCGGTGCTCATTCGGGTGTACTCGAATTTTCGTACCTGCATTTCGCCGTGTTTGTCTGCATAGACATACCTGTCCTGGAGGGCTTTATCGGGGAGTTGTTTTTTGAGGGTATAGCGGGCTACATAGCCCGCTGATTGGTAACTGACATAGGATGTGTCGGTGAAGCCTTTTTTCCAAAAGGCGTCGAGTTCTTCGGATTTGAAGTAATTATTGCCCTTTTCTTTGCGATGGAATTTCGCGTCAGGGGGCCAATAGCCGAAGATCACCACGTGGTAGTGAGGTCTGTGTGTGAGGCCGCCATATTCGCCGCACATGAAGAATGAGAAGCGGCGTTCAGGGTATTTGATCCTGAGGCGTTTCATGAATAGCTGGAAATCCCGGTGGTCGAGATTTCGGTTTTCGGGAAGATCCTCGTCCCGATAGGTCAAGGTGATGAATGCACTGTCTTCGTGCATTTGTGATTCGTGCCAGCAGCGGAGCGCCCATTCTTTGGCTTTCCGGAGTTTGCAGGACTGGCACTTATTGCACGGGAGTTCTAGGTTCGGTTTGAAACCTTCCCCGTGTTTAAGTCGCATAACGAGCTTTCGCTCTTTTGCGGAGTAGTAGCGCTGGGCGGAGATTGGTCTGGTGCATGACATAGGTTGAGTTCCTGTTGAAGCACTTGGACCTGAGCACAGCCCGCCAGAGGCAGGCTAGCCAGAATTAGGGAGATATGCTTCAGAGAGCGATACCGCCACGAGGAACCCGTTTAACCACATTTTTCCGGTGCATGCGGTTAGCTGTTTTCTTGAACAGCTTCTTGGATTTTGAGCGTTTGAGCTTGCGTCTACGCATTTGAGGTAACTCCTTGATGTTATGGACTTCGTGGTGAATTTAGAGGAATCCTGTCAGTTAGTACAATATAGA